ATCATCATCTTCCTCTGCCTCATCTTCGTCCTCGTCTACAAAAAACTCGGACTTCTGGTATTCGATATCTTTAGTGCGGCTCGTCAACTCTTCGGTGAGACAAAGACCTGCTGAAAAACTTTCAACAACAATCTCCGCGCACTGCTGGGCATCTCGGATCTCTCCTTCAGGGGAGATGCACTCTTCAAGGAGCTGTGCTGATACCAGTAAGGCAATAACCCGATCGAGTTTTTCATTCGTCTTGTCTAACCTATCGCACACAGCACGCTGGAACTTTTCAAGTTTACTTGATTGCGATGTCATCGAGGGGAGGGAGCGTTTGAGCTGCGTCCCAATTTACAGCGTATGACACGTGAGTGCCATCCATCCACTTGTCCGGTCGCTGAAAAACGAACCAGCAGCTCGTGACGGAATCGCGAGACGCGCTGACAGAACTGAAACGCGGCCGTGGCGACAGGACGATCATGTTCGACATCTTGTTCGAGAGCAAGAAGCTTCGGCGCTTAGCCACAGGTTCTATAAACGACAAACGATCTAAGACGGCAATTCCTTCCCGTGCGATCTGAATCCCGTAGTCAAGTATGTACTCACTGTATTCATTAAGTCCAGTTGTGTTTGCGATAACCCAGTCGTATTGTTTGTCCCTCATGGTTGTCCACCAAATCGGGTTCACTAAGTTATCGCTGTCTTTGTTAGTTGTAACTGTAAGATTGTGAGCTCGCAGCTGATCGCTGAGCGTATCGTTTGGATCATATGGGACTAGAACTGAGCCTTGGATGTAGCTGTTCTTGATCAGTTGATGCGTCACGCCTTCAGGGATTGTGTAAAACGATGCCATGCGTAAAACGGAAGAATGTGTGGAGCTTAGCAAATGGGTTGGTCTTTGACCGCTTCTGTGATTAACGTTGAGGAAGCTGCTGTCTCGGTATGCAACTCGACTGGATGAGTCAGGAACAGGAGTTTTTACATAATCGAGTGATGATGGACGCGAAGAAGTTAGATAGAGACGGATTACTTCAAATTTTTGAAATGGTCCATAAACAATCACTCATCAACAAACGTTTGTTTTCCTGCCTCGCCTCATGGTGCGCTCGCAATCAAGTCACTCTTCCTGCTTTTGATGAGTTGTTAGCAAGTAGAGAGGTTGCTCACCCTGTGGATACTCCTGAAACCCCAGCCGCTTGAGATATTTAGCTAAGGCAGCGGTCCGCTCCGTACGAGGCATAATCATGAGAGGTTTGGCGTTCGTAACTTCTAAGTGAATCTTTAGTATCTCCAGCGCTGTACGTAAAGCAGCCAGTGAGCGAGGTCCCTGCTTAGTAAGGACTGAGCGAGCTCGTTTGTTTTTGCGGTTTCGATACCAATCGTTTGCCGCACGTTTCGACTTGTGGATCGCCAGACCCACGTTGTAGGCAAAACCTACATCCTCCACAAAGAGGCTTACCCACTCACCATCTTGCTTTATTTTTGTTGAGATGCAGTTGAGGTACATAATAAAAGCGGCCTTTCGAAAAAGACCGCTGCCTTGGCTTCGTTTTTACGTTAGCTCAGAAATCAATCCCGAGTGCTTTTGCTTGCTCTTCGGTTAGTTCTACCTTCTTCGCTTTAGGAGAAGGTGGTTCGGCAGACTTCAGAGCCTTGGCTTCGGGTTCGGGTGCAGCAAACGTACGCTCGGGAGCTTGACCCCGCGTGGATGCGAAATCAGCTTTAAGTGCAGCGTGATCGCTGCCCAGAGGAAGCTCGATCAGATCAGCGCCGGGGATGCTGCTCTTCAGTGCGTTCGCCGCCATGCCTGTTCCGTCCTTGGCCAGCCACTCGGACACGTCTTTGAGGAGCTTTTCCTCATCGTCGTTCTGAGCAGGACGATCGCTGAAGTCCAGGCAGTTGAAGTTGATCTTCGCCCCGTCGGCACCGGTCATCGGATCACGCTCGTTAAATGAGCGGGTCACGAACTTGGTTGAAGTGATAACAGACGCACAGTTAATGCGGTTGTTATACAGGGTTTGGAAATAAGCGATGAAGTTCTTTTGGCTGGATTTGCCAGAGATCATCGAAGTCGTGACGCACCGAGGAGGCAGCAACCTGTGGTGAGGGGATACACCGATGTACGCGATACGAAGGAATTCCTCCTGATTGCGCATACCCAGGTTTCCAAAGTACGGGGTGAATCCGATGAGAATGAATTCAATCGGGATACCGTTGTCGTTGCGATCTACGATTGCGTTGTCGGGATCAACGTCAGATTTCCAACGACGAGCTTGAAGATCAATGCGTAGAGTGTGAGGCGGAATGTTGCAGAGAATTTCGGATTCCGAAAAGTCACCAGCGATAAACATGATCAGCAGAAATCAGAGGGAAAAGTCGATTGAACCGAGAGCAGCAGCAGCAACCTTGCCTTTTTCAGGGTCGGCTGCTTTGACAGGCGCTTTACGTGAAGCCTTAGGTAGGTAAAGAACCTTATCCAGATTGTAGTTGAGGTAAGACTTGTCGTCCTTTTCGGAGGTCGAGACTTTACCAACGCCAATCGTCGGGGTTCCGGGAGCCAGCTCAGCGAGTTGTGCGGAAAGCCCACCCCATGCGGAAAGCTTCATCCATGCAGTTTCTTGGTCTTCGGTCTGCCATGCGAGAGATCTGTTGGTGACGGTGTTGTCGCCAATTTCCATCTCCTCAGCTTTGGGACCCAAGCCACCGGTCGCGATGAAGAGGTTGATTGCCAGGAGATCTTGGAAGTTATCCTCGGTCACCACGAGCATGGGCTGCATCTGCAGCACACCGTCAGGAGTAGGCCGCGTGGGACCAATCGCCAGGACGGTTTGACCTTCTTCAAATTTTTTCAGGAGGTTACCGACGTAGTGGTCAGCTTTCTGTAGGAGTTGAACTTTCGTTGCAACACGTTTTTCGTTAGAGGGCAGCGACTCTGCCAGCACATTTACAGTTCCTTCGTCTTCAGCGGCGCTCGCTGTGACCCGAAGGCCGAGGATAAAAACGTTCATTGTTCCGGTTTGGTTTGGGTGTCCGACCGCAGTCGAACCGCACTATGGTACCAGCGCCGAGCCGGTTTGGCGATCAAATCAGGCTACTTCCTGTAAATGCCTGTAGATTGTTGCTCTGTGTACATTTAAAATTTTGGCGATCTGGATTACGCTTGCACCTTCCCGTCGTTGTGCTTTGAGGATCTCGATATCTCCTGGAGATAGCTTGGAGTGCTTTGCCGTTTTGTAATCAAAGTGCAACGGGTTGATGCAGTTTGGGTTCCCGCAGCGTGGCTTTGGATAACAGTTGTCTTTAGGGATGTCCAGATATAAGAGAACCGAATAACGGACGTATACTCGTTTTCCTAATACGTAGAAGCATGGTTGCTTATTTGAGAACGATCCTTCCCACTCAGAACACTTCGTGTACTCAAAGTTGTTGAAAGCTAAGTCGCGGAATAGTTTAGCTAAAGCAGACTCTTCAATTTGTTCGTAGCTTATAGAATATTGTGTAGCGTCTACAGCTCTACAAATGTCTACAGCCTGAGCTTGGACGTGAGCTGTGTCGTTGGACTGGACGGCGAGGACTAACTTTTTGTCGTTACGTTCAAGTTTAATTGAGTACTGATTCACTTCTTATCTCTTTTATCCTGCGCTTTATTGATTAATTGCTGAGCTTGCTTACCGATGTCGATTCCCTGCTTTTCCGCAATTCGTTCGATCCTCGCAGCACTTGCACCACTAGAAATCAGAGCCTGAGCGCCAGCTTGCGTGATTCTTCCGGCATCCGTGGCCTGCGCGACTTGTTGAACTTGAGTCTTGAGACCTGTGGGGGCCTGCGCAATCGCTTGTACTTGTGCGCGGTCGACAGCGCTCTGCGCCTTACTACCGAGAGACACACCAGCAGCGCGAGCTTGTTTTTCGATTTGAGTGGGATCGACGCCTTGAGACAGCAGACCCTTGACTCCAGTTTTACCGAGATTAGTTGCGCCTCCGGCAGCTTCAGCAGCTTGTTTAACTTGAAGGCGGACCGGAACTGTTGAGGCTGTCGAGGGAGCAGCTGTGGACGAAGCCGGAGCCTCGGTGCTGGTTGGTTCGGCGGCACCGGGTTCCATTTGTTGAGCAGATGTCATACCCCTAGCTGCCTCTTGGATGCTGCTCAGGATACCGCGACCCTGTTCAAGCAGACTTTCGAAAGGAGAGTAGTCAAACTCTGGCATTTCATATTTCGGGAGGGCGACTGATGATTGAGAGGAAGCTCCGACTTGTGTCGGGGTTGTCATCCCGGTCGGAGTTTGAGTCGACACACTGCCGGAGTAGCCAAGACGGCTGCCTCGTCCTTGCGGCCCCGTGGGACCAAACTGGATGTTAAACGGTGCGCCGTAAGTTAATTTACCTTCAAGGTTATATTTCTGAAACTCGGATCCGGGGATGGTTTCATCCGGGCTAACCGAGGTCACACCAGTGCCCGTGGTTGTAGGAGTCCCTTCTGCGGGTTTTTCTACTTCTTCTGGTTTTGTGCTGGGGGTCAGGGTCCCTAGATCTAGCTCGGGGAATAATTGTGCCAGCGTGCTCTTTGAAACACCCACTTCGGGGCTAACACCGAAAGATGTTCCGGCTAACGAAAAACCGTACGAAGGACGACGCCGAACAGCCACGCGACTAAACTCTATCTCCTACGATCGTAGCAAGTTTTCGATCACTAAATCACGTACTCACTGTTTAGTCGGTGTGCTTTCATTTCATTTCTTCGAAAAATCTTCGAAGGTAATGCCCCTTGCGAACAACCATATCTAAAGTCTTCATCGTACAC